AAGAGCGTACCTACCGCCCAGACAACGGAACTTCATTCGTCCGTGATGCGTTCAATGCACAGGTCCGTGGCGATTACAGCGCACAAGAGCGCCTAGCACGTCATATGAAGGAAGAATCAGTTGAGCGTCGCGATGTTGATACATCAAACTTCGCTGGACTTGTTGTTCCACAATATCTAGTTGACCTTGCAGCACCTCTTGCTCGCGCAGGTCGCCCAACTGCAGATTTTGCAACAAACAAGATGGCACTTCCTGCCGCTGGTATGTCGCTAGAAATCAGCAGAATGACAACAGGTACATCAACAGCAATTCAGGAGACACAGAACACTGCTGTTTCCGAAACTGATGCTGATGACACTCTGCTCTCAGTTCCAGTACGCACAATCGCTGGACAGCAAGACCTATCACGCCAAGCAATTGAGCGCGGAACAGGTATTGACACATTCGTCGTTGCTGACCTTATCCGTTCTTGGCACACAACTCTTGATGCTCAGGTCCTAAATGGAACTGGCAACAATGGTCAGTTCAAGGGAATCCGCAACGCTGGTGGAAACGCAATTACTTTCACCGCAACAACACCAACAGTTGCATTGCTATATCCAAAGTTGGCAGATGCTCTACAGCAAGTTCAGAGCAATGTGTTTACCACACCAACAACCTGGATTATGCACCCACGCCGCCTAGCATTCTTGCTAGCAGCAACTGATACCGCTGGTCGTCCATTGGTTGTTCCAGCCGCTGGAGTTCCACAGAATGCAGTATCAACTGGCGCAGGCGTTGCTCAGTATGCAAACTCAGGTTACCAACTACTTGGTCTGCCAATCGTCTCAGATGCAAACGTAGGAACAACTTACGGCGCAGCAACCAACCAAGATGAAACCTATCTTGTTGATGCTCGCGAAATGCACCTATGGGAGCAACCAGGTTCACCATTCTCACTACGTTTTGATGCAACTACCCCAGGTAGCCTAACCATCAAGACTGTTGTTTATGGCTTCTCTGCCTTCACAGCAGAGCGTTATGCAAAAGCCGCTTCCATCATTTCTGGAACTGGTCTAGTTGCACCATCCTTCTAGTCTGAAGGAATAACTAAATAGTTGTGTAGGAGCAGGTGGGAATCCCCCGACTTGCCTGCTCCTACGCTTCATAATGATTCGGGGGAATCAATGAAAACAGGACACAAAGTTTCAATCGGCGCCTGCGACCCAGGCACCGTCAATGCGGCGTGGGCATATCGAATGTTTCAACTCTGCCAAGACCGCCGTGACAAATTAGGGCCATTCGTCAGAATCAAAGGCTCTGGATTACTTTCCAAAATGCGCAATCGCATAGTGAAGGCATTCTTAGAAAATACCGATTCTGATTGGCTTTTAATGATTGATGTGGATGAACAACTTTCCACAGAAGCATTTGATTTACTTATCCAAACCGCTCACGATAAAGAGCGACCAGTTGTTTCGGCGCTAGTCTTTGCAGCATTTGATGCACACAAACATTTATATCCAAAGCCAGTGCCAGCAATTTTTCAAGATGTACCAGAAGGCTTTTTGCCTTTGTTCAAATATGACCGCAATTCAGTGTTTCAAATTGATGCTTGCGGAACTGGATGCCTCTTGATTCACCGAAGTGTGCTTGAAAAAATGCGTGAAGAAGCCGACCCAAATCAAGGCAAAGATTGGTGTTGGTTCTGGGATGGCCCGATTGATGGTAACTGGATTAGCGAAGATTTGCTGTTTTCACGCCGTATAAGACAATTAGGCTTCCCGATACACGTTCACACAGGAGCCATTTTGCCACATCAGAAATCGTATTGGCTTGATGAAAGACACCACCTATCGTGGAAAGAATAAAGTTTTGGCGGAAAGAAACCGCAACCGCAACGCCCGATTTACAACGGGCAATTGCACCAAAGGCAGAGAAGAGGAAAAAGCGTGGCACTAACAAACGCCTACTGCACATTGTCAGACCTGAAAACATCTCTAGGGATTGATGACATCCAAGATGATACTTCACTGGAAGCAGCAATTATGGCTGCAAGCAGAATGGTTGATGACTACACAGGCAGATTCTTTTACAAAGACGGAACTACTGCGACTCCAGTAACACGTTATTACACTGCCCAAGATTGGTGGACAACCAACATTGATGATACCTATTACATCAGTGAAATTGCCACAGATGATAACTTCAATCAGTTATACACAACCGTGTGGGCAACTTCTGATTATATGGTTGAGCCTGTGAATAACCCTCGCCGTGGATGGCCTTGGACTAGATTGCTTGCCATTGGCGCCTACATATTTCCTTACAACTTGCCACAATCAGTAAGAGTCAAAGCAGTTTGGGGTTGGACTGCAATTCCAAATGAAGTTCAAATGGCAACCAAGATTCAAGCATCAAGACTCTTTGTACGCCGTCAATCACCTTTTGGTATTGCTGGCAGTCCAGAGATTGGAACTGTTCGTCTAGGTTCTCGACTAGACCCAGATGTTGAAGTTCTGCTTCGTCCATTCCGTAAAGTTTCCTGGATGGCAAAATGAAACCCAGTTCCGTCCGTGATGGTCTTAAAAAGAATCTTCAAACCATCAAAGGTCTGCGTTGTTATGATTTAATTCCAGACCTGCCACAACCGCCAGCAGCAGTTGTTGGTCAATTAGATTTCACTTTTGACTTGAACAACTCACGCGGGCTAGACCAAGCCAATGTTGATGTTTATGTCATTGTTCAACGCCACTCAGAGCGTTCGGCGCAGGATAACCTAGATAAATACCTGCAAGGCTCTGGAGACTATTCCATCAAGGCAGCCATTGAGTCAGATTTGACTCTTAGTGGCGCCTGCAACACCTTGCGTGTTACTTCAGCCGAATCTGGAACGTTTATGGCTGGAGATGTGGAATTCATATCTTATCGCTATCGAATCACCGTATGGGGCCAAGGAGACTAAATGGGATACACAGTAAATTCTGACCGTTTTGCCTTAAAGAAAAAGGGCGAAGCAATAACAGAAAAAGAACTGCTTGAAGCAGGATGCAATGTTGCGGCGCTAGTCGCAGGTGGTCATCTTGTGTCAGCACAAACCGCAAAAGCAGTACCGACACAAGAAGGAGAAACCAAATAATGGCACGCATAGTCTTAACAGATGTGTCCTGCGTAATCAATTCAGTAAATTTATCTGACCATATTGCCAGCGTCACTATTTCTACATCAGAAGATGTAATTGACACCAGTGCATTTAGTTCAACAATTGCTGCTGGCCGTACCCGCGTTGCGGGTCTTGCCGATAATTCGGTGACACTAGAGTTCCACCAGGACTTTGCAACATCCTCGGTTGAGCAAACAATTTACCCACTACTTGGCACACTAACCACAGTGGTTGTGAAGCCAACAAGTGATGCAGTATCTGCAACAAATCCTTCCTACACTTTTTCAGCGCTTGTCTCAGAATGGCAAGAGTTGTCAGGTTCTGTGGGAGAATTGGCCACGGCATCCGTCACTTGGCCAATTTCAGGCGCAATTACAAAAGGAGTATAACTAATGGCCCGCCTTGTTTTAACTGATGCATATGTCGTGCTTGCAAGCACCGACATCTCAGCATACGTCACGTCAGTGACACTATCTTCGACACTAGATGTCGTGGAAACCACTTCAATGGGTTCAACTTCCAGAACCCGCGTTGCTGGCCTTCGTGATAATCAAGTAACCCTTGAGTTTAACCAGGACTTTGCTTCTGGCGCTCTTGAGACTTTAATTTATCCAAGCGATGCAACTTCAAAAATTGGAACAGCAGTTGCGATGGAGATTCGACCAACTAGCGCAGCAGCATCTACAACCAATCCAAAATACAGTTTCAGCGCATTGATTACAGAATGGCAATCAGTATCAGGCAGCGTTGGCGAATTAGCCACTGTCTCGGTATCCTGGCCAATCTCAGGTGCAATTACAAAAGCAACATCCTAACAATATGAGGGGGAACTAAGATGGATGGATTAGCAATAAAAGTAAAAACCGTTGATGGCAATGAGTCAGTCTATAAACTGACTCCACGCATCATCGTGGCTTTTGAACAGAACTTTGGTAAAGGGCTTCCAAAACTAATCGGTGAAGAACAAAAGATTGAACACATTTACTGGTTGGCTTGGAAGGCTCAACAGGTCAATGGAGTTGTTGTAAAGCCATTTGGTCCTGAATATCTGGATACAATTTTGAGCGCCGAATTGGATGCAGACCCAAATTTCGAATCCACCGCGAAAGCCTAACGTACACAGTTGCGGCAATTGCGGTGGAGACAGGCATTTCACCGATTGATTTGCTTGATGCCCCTGAAGGCATCATTGAAGCAATTGGAATCTATTTGAAAGAGCGGGCAAAGAAAAATGGCGGATGAAGTCATAGTTCTAACAGGTATCAAAGAAACTGTTGATGCCTTAAAAGAATTTGATAAATCTGCTGTTCGTAGATTCAACAAAGTAATTAACACCGAACTTGCCAACGCCGAACGCGATGCTCACAGTATTGCGCGTGGCATTAGTAATGGCAAAACAGATACTCCAATGAGCGGTTGGCGGACCTATGACGCCGCCAACCCGCAAAGGAGTTCGCGTGGTGGCGCTGGCTGGCCTGCCTGGAATACTGGAACAGTTGTTGCAGGCATTCGTAAAACAAAGGCACAAGGTAAAGTTAGACGCGATTACACAACCAGTGCTGGCGCTTTGATAAATAAATCAGCCGCTGGCGCTATCTTTGAAATTGCTGGTCGTAAAAGTGGTGGAACAATGGCACGCTCTAGTGGCGGTCAATTTATGCGCACATTGTCAGCCAGATTCAAACCTGCTTCGCGTTTGATATGGCGTGTTGTTGATAAAGACCGCGCTAAAATTGAAGCCAACGTGAAAAAGGCTCTTGATGAAGCCAAAGCAGAATTACAAAAACATTTGAACAGAGAGCAGGTATAAAGTGGCAATTGGTGCAGTAGTAGCGCGAATCCTCACTCAATACTCTGATAAAGGCTCAAAGGCTGCTCAAAAAGATATTAACAAACTTGGCAAGAATTTTGACGCCTTTGCTAAGAAAAGTGTAAAAGCATTTGGCGTTGCCGCTGCCGCTGTCGGAGCATTTGCACTTAAAGTTGGCAAAGATGCAGTGCAGGCTGCTATTGCAGACCAGAAAAGCCAAGTTCTTCTTGCCAATAGCCTTCGCAATACTACAGGCGCAACTAATGCTGCGATTGCTAGCGTTGAAAGTTATGTAGCAAATCTGCAACTCCAAGTCGGTGTCACCGATGATGAATTAAGGCCAAGTTTGGCGAAACTAGCGGCGGTAACTGGCTCAGTGACGGCTGCTCAAGATTTACTTGGTGTTGCTCTTGATGTGTCAGCATTTGCAACCGTTGATTTAAGCACTGCAACAACGGCAGTAACCCGCGCCCTACAGGGTAATTTCCGTGGCTTACAAAAACTTGTTCCAAGCATTGATGCTACTGCCATCAAATCTAAAGATTTGGCAACCATATTTGAAGAAGTCAACAAGGCAACACAAGGCTCGGCAGCAGCGCGAGCAAACACTTTAGAATTTCGTTTGAACATCTTACGCATTCGCTTTGGAGAGATTCTTGAAGAACTTGGCTATAAACTTTTGCCAGTTCTTGAAAGATTTGCTCAAACAATACAAACAAAAGTTTTGCCACAATTAGAAGCATTCATTGCAACTAATGGCACAAGATTAGTAGAAGCGTTCACATCTGCTAGTGAGGCTGCCGTCAAACTCATAGGATTATTCGTCACATTCGTTACCTTCGTTTCAAACAATATGGACTTGATTGAGACAATGGCTAAATTGATTGCAGGAATGTTTGTAATTGGTCGCATCGCCGCTTTTGCAACTGTATTAGGTAAGTTGACCGCTGCATTCGTTGCTTTGCGCACTGCCGCTGGCACCGCCGCT